GATATTGATGATTTCACTAGGCAAAAGTATGAGATTCTAGTCCGTAAACATTTTGATGAGTCGATGGATCTGTATAAGCAAATGGTTACAGATGGTATTGCAAAAGAGTCAGCAAGATTTGTGCTACCTCTTGCCACACCAACTCGTTTGTATATGACAGGCAATCTTCGCAACTGGATTCATTACATTGAACTACGTGAGAAGAATGGTACGCAACTAGAACATAAAAAGATTGCTGACACCGTGAAGAATCACTTCATCTGTCAGTTCCCTATTATTTCTGCTGCTCTTGACTGGTGTCCTGATGAGGATTGCAACTGTGTTGACGAGAGTTACTGGAATGATCTACAACCTTGTCTCCGTATTGATTAATGAACACACAAGCAATGTCAGCACAATTTGGTGCTATTGATTTATCGGACATAGAAGAACAGAGAAATCGGATTCCCGATTTAGAAAAAAAGGAAATGAATCTTTTATCTGATGCATTGAAGGTTGAACTTAAACAACTTATCAATGAGGTCTTGGATGAAAGAGAATACAAACACAAATTAGATGGTCCGTATGATATGATAGAAGAGTTCCCAGACGATGCTTCATACGACTGGGTATGACCTATATAAAGTTACCCTCAACACCCACATTATTCTAAGATAAATGCCAACCTACGAATGGATTAACAAAGAATCAGGTGAGATCACAACCAATTTTATGTCGATCAAAGACCTCGATAAATACAAAGAAGAACATCCTGAGTTGGAAAGATACTTGGGTAATCAACACAACGGTACTGTCTATGGTAAACCTAGGCAGTCTGAAGGATTCAAAAACGTGATGCAAAAAATCCAAAAGGATCACCCTGCAGCGAACCTTAGTCGCTTTACCTAAATTATGCCACAACGCAAGAGAAAGACACCTGTCTCATCCTTTTCACGCTCAGCGAAACAGATGCGAAGAAAGAAACCAATCAATCAAGAACATCTTAAGACGATTGAACCCATCACCACTAATCAGGAGCGGGTATTCAAGTCTTATGCTGAAGGTAAAAACCTATGCCTACACGGTGCAGCAGGTACTGGTAAAACATTTATCAGTCTTTATATGGCACTCAAGGAGGTTCTAGAACCTTCCACTGCCTATGAAAAGGTTTATATGGTTCGTTCTCTTGTACCTACAAGAGAGATTGGTTTCCTTCCAGGTGACCACGAAGACAAGTCAAACCTATACCAGATTCCTTATAAGAATATGGTAAAGTATATGTTCGAAATGCCAGATGATGCTGCATTCGAAATGCTTTACGATAATCTTAGAGCACAGGAAACTATTTCATTCTGGTCAACATCATTCATCCGTGGTGTCACGATGGATAATTGTATTGTTATCGTCGATGAGTTCAGTAACTTGAACTTTCACGAACTTGATAGTATAATTACTAGGGTGGGAGAGAACTGTAAGATCATCTTTGCAGGTGACTACACACAGTCTGACCTCATCAAAACAAATGAAAAAAATGGTGTCCTAGATTTTATGAAGATCATTCAAACAATGAGTTCGTTTGACTGCGTAGAATTTGGTATCGAAGACATCGTGCGTTCTGGTCTGGTACGTGAGTATCTGATCAGTAAAATCAATCTAGGATTTTAATTATGTTTAACTTAGTGGGACCTCCAGTTCCACTGACTGAGATGAATGCTGTTACCAAGAGTAATGGTCTTCGTCTCTATGAAGTTGGTGAAAACAAATGGTACCCATCCGTCACTACAGTCACTGGTCATAGGACTAAGGACAAAATTATGAAGTGGAGGAAGAGGGTTGGCGAGAAGGAAGCAAACAAGATCTCAGGTCGTGCTTCCTCACGTGGCAATAAGTTTCATAGTATGGTAGAATGTTACCTGAAGAATGAAACTGTCAAGTTTGATGAGAAGAATCCACTAGCATCTTTTATGTTTAAGACTGCTAAGGATACTCTCAATAACATTAACAACATTCATCTTCTTGAAAGTCCTCTTTACAGTGATCACCTTCGCATAGCAGGTCGAGTAGACTGCATTGCTGAGTATGAAGGTAAGTTATCAGTCATTGATTTCAAAACTTCTACTAAACCCAAGAAGGAATCCTGGATCGAGAACTACTTTGTTCAAGAAACTGCATACGCTGTGATGTATTACGAGCGGTGTGGTGTCAAGGTTGATAGTATTGTAACTATTATTTCTACTGAAGAAGGATCTATGCAGATCATTCAGAAGACAGACCTTGATTATTATTACCAACTACTTGTCGAATACATCAACGAATTTATGCAGGATAAACTACAATGAAGGAATACAAAGACAAATTTATGACACAAGCAAAATTTTCTGCTGCGGTTGAAGATGTTGTCAAAAACAGCAACGGTCTTGTCAACTATATTGATGCAGTCATTGTTGTCTGCGATGATCTTGACATTGAGGTGGATACTGTCAACAAACTCATCAGCAAACCGCTGAAGGATAAGATTAAGTTTAATGCCCAAGAGTTAAATTATGTTAAACGAACATCAAGGGGAGTCCTACCAATATGACCAATCCATTTTACGAATCAGAAGTCGTACGTGGTGAAGTAAAAGAGATGGAGAAACTCTATCTCGAACTAGCAAAACTATCAGTAAAGTTTACTGAACTAGATGATGAAGGCAGGCGAGAGCACCTAGAGGGAACTCTAGAACTGATCGCCAAACAAAAGGTTTTCTATGCTAGACTTGCTCTGATGGCACATCAGGACAAGGAGGCAGCAGACATCAAGTTCAAAATTGATACGCTTTCAGAGATGTATTCTGGAGGCAAGCACATCAATGAAGTTCTTGATGATATGGAGACAAAACTCAAGGATATGCGTAGAGAGCACCTTGACAACAACTAAATAGTACGTTACCCTATATGGGTAGTACAATCACACAAAAACACTAACACTAATACAAATGGCATTCGCAGATCTTAAAAAGAAGTCAGGTAAGTTCGCTAACTTGACTAAGGAAATTGAGAAGATGAGCAGTGGAGGAAAGAAGGTTGATGAACGCTTCTGGAAACCACAGGTAGATAAAGCAGGTAATGGATTCGCAGTGATCCGTTTCCTTCCAGAATCTGAGGGAGCAGAACTTCCTTGGGCACAGGTTTGGAGTCACGCATTCCAAGGACCTGGCGGTTGGTTCATCGAGAATTCTCTTACCACTCTCGGACAGAAGGATCCAGTCTCTGCACTGAACTCTTCACTCTGGAATTCTGGTATCGAGTCTGATAAAGAAATCGCACGTAAACAAAAGCGTAAACTGTCATACTACAGTAACATCTACGTTGTAAAGGATCCATTGAATCCTGAGAACGAAGGGAAAGTATTTCTCTATAAGTATGGCAAGCGTATCTTTGACAAGATTATGGCAAAGATGCAACCCAATGAGAATGATTACGATCCAGAACCCGCATTCAATCCTTTCGATCTTTGGAAGGGTGCTGACTTCAAGTTGAAGATCAAGCAGGTTGCAGGTTACTGGAACTATGATGACTCAACGTTCACTTCACCACAAACTCTAGGTAGTTTTGATGATGATAAACTTGAAGAGGTTTATGGTCAGGCACACGATCTTGCATCGTTTACTTCACCAGATCAATTCAAGTCTTATGAAGAACTTGAGGCACGTTTGAAGTCTGTGCTTGGTCCTAAGACTGCTGCTCTGCAGGTTGATGAGTCTCTTGAAGACGAGTCTGAAGGACGTGGACCTGCTCCCACTATCAGTGCTACAGCAGGACCATCTTGGACTGAACAAGTATCCACTTCAACAAGTGGCACAGGTGAGGACGATACTCTGTCTTACTTTGCTAAACTAGCAGAAGAAGAGTAAAGGAACCTATGAAGAAGTTTGCCATCGCACTACTGCTACTGTCTGTCGCTACACCTGCGATGGCACACCACCGTGCACCGAGGTTGAGAAGTGGTAATTTTGAGGTTGAACCCTCACATTGCACTTACGATAAATTGTTTGAGACTTGGAACTGTTGGTACACACCAGTCCCCAAGCGAAGACATCATCACTACCACGGTGATCACAATCACGGTGAATACTTCACACCTAATAAGCATAACGAACACGGAACACCGTGTTATATCTACAAGAAAAACGGTTGGTGTTTCTAACCTAGAGCATAATCTAAAGCAAGTTTGGCGGTCGTCTTAAGTTTAGGACGCCGCCATTCTGCGTATGGAATAGTCACAAGAAATCCTAGGAGATCTCCGTCTGGAACATCAGGAACTCCTACTGGTTGCACAAAAAATATACCTGCGTGTGCTACAGTTTTCCAACCTATATCTACAAACCCTAATTCACGAAGAGCACACTCTAATTTAAGAGATTGTGCTCCTTCAATACAAAGCATTAATATCCTCCTGAGGATCCAGATGATCCAGAGGATGAAGAAGAACTAGATGAGGAAGAACTAGAACTGGAACTGGATGATGACGAACTGCTGCTTGCTGTCTCTGTATTGTATGATGTAGTGCTATTACTTGTTGTACCTGTACTGCTAGTCCCAGTAGTTACTTCTGTTGCTACTGCTGCTGCAACACCTGCAGTACCTGACCCACCACCAGATGCAATGAGAGCAGTAGATGATCCACCACCACGTGCAGAACCAGTTGACGCTGTGCTCTGACTTGGTTTTCTATAGTTAGTAATACCAATGAACTCCTCTGCCAGTGTGGTAGGGGTTTTCTTATTGCCATCAGAATCTACTTCATCATTAGGTAGATACTTGCTGAGTCTTCTGAACTCATTCACAAAGTCATCAACGTATGCACCACGTAGCAAATAGATCTGACGTTTGAATTCATTCTCTTCATCCATCGTTTCATAGTTACTGACAGGTCTACGAGAATCATTCTTAGGAGTCAGGGTACCATCTGGTTTGATGTACTGAAAATTCTCATTGACTTGAAGACCTTCAGGTAGAATCACTTCACCATTCTGACCTTTAACCTCTTTAGTTTCATAGTGATGTACACTATCTACAGTACCGAATCTGTCTACACATATCTTATAAAGGTCCTCTCTTGTCACTGGCCATTCAGTGTTTACATTGATGATGTTGTTCACAAGTAAAACAATCCAGTCTAATCCACTATCACCATATGCATTCTTTGCAATTTGATCAGGACGTTCGTTATCTTTGATAGCATACTTAGTGAACCCTAAAAGTTCTCCTTTGTATAGATCTCGGATCTTAATACGACGGAAGATATTAACAGTCAGTTCATATGGATGGGTACCATTAAGGAACGTTCTGTTTCTTACATATACGTTAGGTAAATATTTAAAATATGCCATTAGGAACCTCCTCTTGCAAACATATCTGAAGTAAGGAATTGAGTTTCCTTGAAGGTGAGAGTCATTGTATATGCAACTGGACCATAGTCCCAAGTGTTATCAGTAATGTCTCTCAAAGTATTCATAAAGTTATCAGGTGATGTATTCAACTGTAGATTCTCAAGTACAACCTTGGAAGGGAATGAGTGAATACTCTTGAGCATACCACCATTGCCTGTAATCCTAAGATCATCACCACTCTCAGTCTCTTGTGCTTTGACACGAACAATACCGAGTCTGAAATAGTTTGGAATGTTTAGGAACCTAGCGTTGTTCAGAGTTCCTACATCAGTACCATTCCCTGTTGAAAGAGCATTTGTTGCTTTTTCTGCATTATCTCTAGTTTCTTGATCAGTGCTGGTGAGACCTAACTTAAACATCTTCTTGATCGCATCAGCATTACTACCAGACATCGTAGGATGCATAGCAAAACGAAGGAGTTTGAATATACCTAGTGCTTCTTGTGCTTCCTTAGCATTACGTGGTGCAATCTTAAAGTTAAATGTGTGGTTTCTATATGCCACACCTTTGAATGTAACTTCTTGGTATGGGTTGAATATTTTCTTAGTTGCAATGGCAGACAAAGCATTGCCATCAATATCTCCACCTGCACCTAGAGTAGAGTTAACTGTACCAATAGCAGATGATATTGAGTTCATTAAAAACTCTGGTTTTAAAGATCCTGCTGTTTCTTGTAGAGTATTAACAGCATTTCCTTGAGTCGGATTTGATGCTGCTTGCATAGCACCAAGACCTGCTGCACCTAAAGTGGTTTCATTATACATCGCTGTATAATTTTCTTGTAAACCATTAGGTAAATATAAAAATACATTACCAACTAATCCTGCATCAGATGCATTTCTAAAAGGTTCTGCTACGGGTTTACCGTTGTTACCTACATAAGTATAAGGATTACCACCCTGTTGAGGATCGTACACTTGAATTTTAAGATAATCTACGAGTTTAGTCGCAAAAGTATCTTCACGAGAGATCTCACGTCTCGACCCGAGTATATCGGTCGGCAATGTTCTTGGGTAAACTAGTGGGGTAGTCATATGCAGCGAAGTTATTCTGGAAGGTTCAGACCTAGTTACCCAGGAAAATACAAAGGTGACCCTACGAATATTATTTATAGGAGTTTGTGGGAACGTAAATTAATGGTATGGTGCGATAAGAATGCAAACGTAATGGAATGGGGTTCAGAGGAGATAATCATTCCATATATCTCACCTATTGACAATAGAATACACAGATATTTTCCAGACTTCTACATCAAAGGAAGAACTTCCTCTGGTACTACTAAATATATAGTGGAGGTAAAACCCAAGGCACAAACTCTTCCACCTAAAAAAGGTAGGAAGACTAAGAGATTATTGACAGAGATTGCCACGTACGGAGTCAATCAGGCGAAGTGGAAGGCAGCACGTGAGTATTGTGCAGATCGTAAGATGAAATTTATTATACTCACAGAAAAAGAACTCAAAGTATGAGCGTCTATCAAGATCTAAAAGATCTAGCAAACAATAGAGCACAGGCACCTTCTTGGTGGAGGAGTCAATTGTTCTTCTACCTATCAGGTCGTGGTATAGATGGTCCTGCTGTGGGAGGAGTATGTACTTTCCAGTACGCAGCAGAGTATGCAGAGAAGTATCAGTTCTGGGACAAATATCCTTTGGTGTATGTCATAGGTGAGTCAACGAACCACTTTTGGGGTGCTAATGTACACTATCTACCACCTCAAGCACGGGTCTCAGGGTTCACTCCGTCACCACCTCCTGTTACTCTGCATAAATACTTGCGAAGTAATGTTTTATCACCCTATTACAGCATTGAAAACTCTGAGTGGGCAGATATTGGTTTGATTCCCTCCGAAGAATTTGTAACCACTGTCAACGGAAGAAACATATCCGTACCAACGTCGTTAGTATTAAAGAAACTCTGATGTCATACGCAGCACCCAATTCATTTAGATCATTCACAGACCTCGTTTCTAAGGGAGCGTGGGAACCCTCCCGTGGTAATCTTTACTCTGTAGAGATTGGATTCCCTGGTGTCTTGGGATCTGCAGCACTTAATGGTGGTGGGACGATTGCATATGGTAGAGAATATTATGACGCTGTAAATTATTTTGCTGATCAAGTTACTATCCCTTCAAGAAACTTGACGACTGGAGACACTCAGAACTTTGGTCTTCAAAGATCATATGTAACAGGACAGACACCTAATGAACTAGCAGTGTCATTCTTAGTGACAAAGAACCAGTGGCATAGAAATTTCTTTGAGACTTGGATGAATTCTATTGCACCTGATGGTGAGAACAGAGTCAGTTTCTATGATGATTATATTTGTGACATTATTGTAAGGAAATGGGAGAGAGGATCTAACTTTATCGTGCAGACCGTGAAGAAAGGACAAAAATATCAAACACGTTTAAATAAAGCAGTTGGTATATGGAGATTCAATGGAGCATATCCATTCAACCTAGGTACAATGACCTTCGGCAACAGTAATTCAGAAGTGATGAGATTAGATGTACAGTTTAAGTTTGAGCGTTATAGATTTACTACAAAACAAGAGAAGGCAGGTGGTTGGACCAACGAAAAGGTTATAAACAATATAGATAGTGTTCTCGACGATAATGATTTCAGGACCTACGTCGGGGTCTAAATAGTTTTACTGAATTGTAATTTTACACGATGCCTTTACCCAAACTGAGCATTCCAGATTATGAATGCGTGCTTCCTCGTGGTCAAAAGGTTACCTATAGACCATTCCTAGTGAGAGAAGAGAAACTTCTTTATCTTGCTATGGAAACACAGGATAATAAAGAGATGATCAAAGCGGTGAAAGAGATTATCAAGAATTGTACCAACCTCAAGAAACTTGATGACCTTGCTACATTTGATATTGAATATCTCTTTCTTAGAATCCGTGGTAAATCTGTTGGTGAGGTGAGTGAATTTAAGATCACTTGCCCTGATGATGAGAAGACTCAAGTTGATGTTGAAGTCAACCTTGATGATGTGAAGGTAATAATTCCTAAGGAACATACCACCATTCTTAAAGTCAGCGATGATGTCACTATCACTATGCAATATCCATCCTTGGATGTGTTTGTGAAGAATAATCTCGTTGACAACCCAGGTGTAGACGATCTATTCAAACTTGCTGCTAGTTGTACTGAAAGTATTGCTGAAGGTGAGGATGTATATGAAGGAAAAGATCACACAACTAAAGAACTAGTTGAATTCTATGAAAATATGAACTCACAACAGTTCGGTTTAGTTCAGAAGTTCTTTGAAACTATGCCTAAACTCTCCCATACTATTGAGGTTTTCAATCCGAAGACTGAAGTTACATCACCAATTGTACTCGAAGGACTAGCAAGTTTTTTCGCGTAGCCCTAGCGCACGATTCGTTGATGAACATCTATGAGACCAACTTTGCTTTGATGCAACATCATAAGTACAGTCTCACAGAACTTGAAAATATGATGCCGTGGGAAAGGGATGTTTATGTGAACCTCTTGATGCGTTACTTACGTGAGGAAGAGGCAAGACAACGCCAACAGGCGGGACAACACCAGTCACTTTAATGGCAAAAGCAGCACCCAAGTTATCAATAAGAAACTTTATTCCTGTCACTACCTCTGGTATGGACAAGAAGGATCCTGCAATGTCAATGACCCTAGCGGTCAACCGATTGGGACATACTGTCACCGATGTTGGTAAGATTCTCACAAGTGGACACCAAGCACGACTTGATGCAGCGTACGCTGTGCAAGGGAGAAGATCTCTAGCACAGGACAGGGCGAGAGAGAGTAAGATTGAGAAGAAAGCAACTGAAGAGATAGAAAGAGAGTCGAAATCAAGAGGATATTCAAAGGGTGGGAGTGGTATCTTTGGGTTCCTATCACCATTAATAGAACCACTGATTAAATTTGCGGCAACTCTTGGTACATTCTTTGCATTAGACTGGTTGTCTAAGAAGGAAAACAAAGAGTCAATTCGGACTGGGTTCGAATGGATCGGTAAGTGGTTGGGCACGGTCTGGAAGGTTGGATCGTGGGGATTCGGTATGATATATGATGGACTGTTCGATCCAGACGGGAACGACAGTTACTTAATGAGAGCGCTGAAGGTTGTAGGGGGCATCGCCGCGCTCAAGGTAGCAAGTAGGATTTTAATGCCCTGGAAGTTGGCAGGAGATATTGGTAAACTATCAAAATTATTTAAAGTTAATCGTACCAAGGCAACAAAAAACGCAAAGAAAGTAAATCAAAATAATTTCTTAAAGCAAAAACCAAAAAGAGTAGCAAAAGGTATCAGGTCTGGTAACGCATCAAAGGCAGCACGAAAGAGATACGCTAGAAGATTTGGTGGCAATGCATCCAAGTCAAGATTCGGTGGTCGTATTGCAGGAAGGGCAGGATTTAAAGGTATGACAGGTATGGGTCGCTTTATGCGATCTGGTGCTGGTGGAGGTATATTTGCAGGTGCACTCTCATTTGGATCCAGACTCGCTGCTGGTGACAAAATGAATGTAGCAGCAGGTGGAGGTATCGGTGCCACTATTGGTACAGTTGCGGTCACTGCACTGTTAACACCTGTCCTAGGACCATTCGCACCTATTGTGGGTGGTGTTCTAGGTGGGTTCTTTGGAGATAAGATTGGAGCGTTCCTTGGAGAGGCAATAGAACCTGTTCTGAAACCTCTTGGAGATTACTTTAAGAATATTGCTTTACCAATGTTTAATGCATTTGTAAAACCAGTTGCAACAGCAATACAAAATTTGTTTGAACCTTTGAAGCACGTCCTTGATATGGTGCTTGAGTTTATTGCACCTATTGCAGGTGCTGCTTTCCAAGGTTTGATGGACTATGTTATTGGTCCTGCTGCTAAGGCAGCGTTAGATAGTATTGTCTGGATATTTGAGAAAGCAATATGGGCAATTAATAATGTTGGAGGATTTATTAAAGGTACAGGGAATACTTTAACCAGAGTCATTGGTAGTGATGGTCAAAAGGCAATGGCACAGGTAGAGAATGAAGACTATGATGTGAAGAGATTGAAGGCAGAACTTAAAGTAATAAGAGAAAGAATTGCAAATGGTGAAGGTGGAAGTAGATCTGCCTGGTTTGGGGTTGATGGCGTGTTCAAGACATCAAATGGTGCTCCAGGGATGACCATTATGAATGGACACTGGAATGGTTTAGGTTCAACCAACGAAGAAAAAGCGAAGCACTGGGAGAATGTTTTAATACCGTTCGCTGAAGAAAAAGCAGCGAGTGCGAAGGCAGCATTGGCACAGTTTGAGATGGCACAACCTCAAACTTCTATGGTCGATGATCCATTTGTATCGAAGAAAGGTATCGGTACCGATGATAGTCCTGTACCAAAAGGAGGACGTATAGATTTCCAAGGACACGGTGATGGTGCTACTGGTGTGCTACGTCTGTTTGATGGTAAGAATAGAAAGATTGGTCAGTGGGAAGCGATTAGTGGTCAATATAGTACAGCAGGCACATCACAATCACAAAGAAGAAACGTATCTGGTGCTCTTTATCCTTTACCAGATGGTAAGTATCCTCTTGTTGGATTTGCAGAACACTCAAATGTAAGTGGTATTGGAACTTGGTCTACCTTTATTAACAATATGGGTGGTGTTATTGGTAAGAGATCTGCAATTCAACTTCATAATGATATTAATGACAATGGTACTGCAGGTTGTGTTGGTGTGACTCTTGGTGGTACTGCAGGTAATAATAAAGATAAGGATTTTGTGAAAAAATATAAACAGGTGATGCCAGAAACTATAAGAGTTTCTATCGCTAAAGGTGCAAAACAGTTGAGCACTGGACCTTCACCTAGTCCTGACAATAGAGAAATCAGACCAACAGATCTAAATAGTACGAAGACTAGTGAATTAACACGGTCATCTCAACAACAAGATACCGAACTAAGTTCTGGAGATGGATCTTCAATGGTAGTATTCCAACCAATTATTAAACCTGTTGTCTCAGAGACTGGTGTGATAGGAGTACAAACGGTCACTAAGTCTGGTGATTTCTCTCTAACAGGTTTAAATTCATAAACTATGAGTAAGATAAGACTATACAAATACGTCACACCACCTAAAGAGGCAGATGGTGCACAGATGACTGTCGGTAAAAAAACATTTACCACCACAGGTTTCGTCCCGACAGTTAAAGCAATTAATTCCCTAGGAGCGACTGTAAATAGTATTGGTCTTGCACTGAAGAAGAACCAA